AGCACTTGATATTAAGCCGCTAGATGTAGATGCTTCTATAGTTCTTGTTAATTCAAATTTTACAAGTTTTTCAAAAACAACATCTAGCATCAGAACAGGAACAAGGTATATATCTTCTCTTGCAGGGACAGGAACTGCTGATGATGCTGATGGTATTTGCATTGCCATTTTCCGATAAAAGGATTAATTATGAACCAACGAATTATTTACCCTACTGATGATGGCGGTGTAGCTATTATTGTTCCAGCCGATTGCGGTTTAACTATTGAAGAAATTGCCGCTAAAGATGTTCCTGAAGGCAAGCCATACAAGATTGTGGATGTTGCTGACATTCCTACAGACCGCACATTTAGAAACGCTTGGGAGTACGCATGATTACCATTAACTTTGAAAAAGCCAAGGCGATTATTAAAGAACGCTTACGAGCAGAACGCACACCTTTACTACAAGCACAGGATGTAGCGTTTCAACGGGCATTAGAATCAGGCGCAGACACCGCAGCTATTGTTGCTGAAAAGCAAAGACTGCGTGATATTACAACTTTAGCTGACCAAGCGACTACGCTAGACGAATTGGCTGCATTGAAGGCGTAATGATGGATAACGGCATCGACTTGGTTCGCTATGGGGTGCTGTGGAACAAAGTGGAAAACTACGAACATCGCCTTGAAGCCATTGATAAAAAGATGGATAAGATGGAAGCCCAGCTTGAAACCCTAGTAGCTAACAGCAATAAACAGGCTGGCATGGCTTGGCTAGGCATATCTATGCTGACCGCATTGTCTACACTTGGTGGCTGGGCATTACATTGGTTCACAGGCAAATAATGTGGATGTTAAAACCCTTACAGACAGCCTTGATTCTGCAAGGAATAGTGCCAAGTCATTAACTAAACAAGTTGAGGCGTTCCAAAAAGATGGAACGGATGTAGCAACACAATTAGCCCAAGATAGATTACGGGCTAAAAAAGAAGCACAAGTAAAGCAACGATTAGCAATACACAAGGCTTTAGCTGAATACCGTCAGCGCAAGTTAATTAGCCAAGAAGAATACACCTTAAAAGTGGAGTTCTTGCGGCAATTTAAAAATGTTGCGTTAGGCGAAAAAGAATGGGCTGAAATCTTGAAAATAAAGAATGAACTAGAAAAGCTGGAAAAAGAAGAAAAAAAGAAATTTGACGGTGATTTAAAGAATATTCGTAGGGCGCAATTAATGTGCTTACTGGTAGCAGGTTGGATAGCATGGGCAATAGTTTGGGGTGATAAATAATGAATATGCAAGACTTACTAAAGGCGGTTATTCCGATCTTAGTAGCCTGTATAGCATGGCTGCTTGGTCAGGTATCGTCATTCCAAGAACGCCTTACCAAAATTGAAGGCAAGATGCCAGCCCTAATTACTACTGAGGGCGTACCTACTGACAGCCCATTATCTGCTGAAAAAAGACACGCATTAAGGGCTGAATTGCATAAGGAAATACAAGACCTTCATGTACGGGTTAAATTGATCGAGGAAAGAACTAAAAAATGATGGATACCCTAATTGGACTACTTAAAGGCGTTGCTCCTGTTCTAGCAACTGCTGTGGCTGGCCCTGCTGGGGGTGCTGCGGTAGGCTGGATTGCCTCTAAGTTAGGCATACCCGATGACACAATAGAAGGCGTTACAGCCGCTTTAACTGGCAACCCTGAGATGACCCTCAAACTCAAAGAACTTGACCTTGAGTACGCCAAATTAGAAGCCGCAGACCGTGATTCTGCCCGTCAAGCGTATGCAACCGTAGCCACAAGCGAACACGCCACCAAGCTAGATAAATCGGTAGTTCCGATCCTTGCGCTTGGCACGGTATCGCTTGCGTTTATGTTTATCGCTATTTTGATGTTCCGTGATGTGCCAGTCGATCAGCAGCAGATGGTGATCTTTGCATTAGGGTTTATTACCAGCAGCGCAGGTCAAGTCTTATCGTTCTACTTTGGCTCAAGCCAAGGCAGCAAAGACAAAAACAAAGAAATTCAGGAGATGATGAAAAAATGAACCTATCCGAACACTTTACCCTTGACGAACTAACCCACACGGATCACCGCCAGTTTGACAATACGCCAAACGCTACCGAAATGGCTAACCTTGTGCGCCTAGCCAACTTCTTAGAAGAAGTTAAAACGGTACTAGGCGGCAAGCCAATCATGGTCAATTCAGCCTTCCGTTGCAAACAGGTAAATGATGCGGTAGGATCAAAGGACACTAGCCAGCATCGGATTGGTTGTGCCGCAGATATACGAGTACCGAGCATGACCCCCGATGAAGTCGTTAAGGCTGTTATTGCATCGGGGATTGGATATGACCAAATTATTCGAGAATTTGACCGTTGGACACATATTAGTGTGCCTAATACTGCTGGCGGTACTCCTCGCAGACAGTCTTTGATTATTGATAAAACGGGTACTAGACCCTACGCCTAAAACACATCCCGTAAATCTACAAATTTCCACATATGCGTGGGTACATCGTAGAAATACTCCTCATTAGCTACTGCCTTATTTGGTACTTCAATTAACGGGCAATCTTTAATCTTGTTAGCCCTGATCCAGTAAGCATGGGTCAGGTTTCTAGTCACTACATACATCGTAGTACGGGGGTTGGTGAACAGCTTTTCCTTGCGCTGGGCTATGTGGATTGTGTCGTAAGGGCAAAAATCCATGCCCCAATCCCGTACTTCTACTTCCCCATATCCAATATGCTCCCCGTAACGGCTCAAAACGAGGTCTACAGCGTATTTATCAGGGTTGGGTAAGGCATCGACATGGTGTACCGTTTTAAGCCAGCCAGCGACCGCATTACGAGCAGGTGGATCACACGCATCATGTAGCCGCTGGTCAAATTGCTTATATTTCATTTCACACCGTTAAATAGATAGCCACGAAAAAAAAAATTGACATGGCTAAACCCAGCAAAGCACCCAAAATAAATTCTTTCATGTTAGTTCCTATTGAAAGATACGATAACGGGGGTTGCAGGTTACTTCTACAGGCACATCGGTAGTAACACCGTTAATCCTGCGCTTGGCGGTAATAACTACGGGGCGTGTACCAGCATCTTCGCATTCGTTAATGCCTAGAATAACCTGCGCCCTAGTCATGTGATACGCCTGTTTATCGGTTTCTAGCGTGACATTGGGCGGTGTGTACGATGTGCAAGCTGCAAATAACAGCGGAGTTAAAAGTAATAAATATTTCATTTTGATTCCTTTAGTGGGGTGGCAGGTCAAGGTCTTTTTAGTCGTGCCTGACGAGATAGGACTGAGCTGAATAGTGTCAATGACCTGCCGTTGATTAACGGGATGTAACTTTGAGGGTAATTACTGCGCTGGTTTTGGTGTGCTTTTCAATCAACTCTGCTGGCACATTGGCTTCTGCAAATACTGCTTTGTTATCTACAGTCTTACGCTGTGACAGTGTTACGCAGGATTTGTACAGGTTGCCTTCTACATGACCTTCACCAGCGTTCTTTAGTTCGTTTTTGATTACTTCTGCTTGCGCTTCTAAGTCAGCGATTTGAGCCAAGAGCATACCGAGTTGGTCAACTTTAGTAACTGCGATGTCTAATACTTGCATTTGAATCTCCTTATCTATCTCACTCCCCAATGGAGTAACACCAGTTTATTAAGTTACCTTAACAATGTCAACACATCTTTATTAGGACATACCCTAATATGTTGGAAAAATGCGACAGGGCAGTATTTGGCAGTTACTAGCAATGGGCGAGAAAGCCGCAAAATTACCCAATTACTGCATCCTACTGTGGCGGCTTAACGCCCTTAGATGGTGGGTCGGCAGTCCCGTGAAGGAGCATAGATTTTGTCTACCTGCCGCCCATACCGCATTATATGCCGTTCTTGATCTGATATACCCGTAGCAAGTGTTGGAAGCATTCCCAGCCATTTTGTAGCTTTTGCTCCTCAATCTCAATCAGCTTGACTTGGTTAGTCGTGCCGTTGACAAACACAATAGCGCACCGTGCGTTAGGAACGCCAAGGCCCTCACGGTATGCCGCCAACTGCATCTCATGCTCAAAGTAAACATCAACTTTGTCTAGGTTTGTATCCTTGGTCTTGAAATCGACTACAAAGCCGTTTTTAGCCATCAGGTCGCATTTGCCACCAAACCCTAACGGATGCCCAAACGACTT